ATGGTATCCGATTCCCGAAGCAATGCATCTAGCCGTTTCAATTGCTCAGTGATCACTATATATGTATATGCGTCTATGATATCCGAAGCTTCCAATAATAAGGTCTTTGACCAATTCATTATTTTCAGATTCTCGGTAATATGGCCAACGGGGTTCTTTAATCCTGTAACGGAACCTGGCACTGCGTTTAATCGAAGTAACGTTGTCATAGACTCCCTGTCTGTACCCCCTTGTAAGAAAGTAAGCACCCGTTTGTCCGCCGGTAGAGCGCCCCGAGTGGTCAGGTAGTCTTGAACCACTGGAGCCAACTTACCAAACCGAGGTAACTTCGCGAGTAACTTCACCGGTATGGTCGATAGCTCGGTACCGTCTACGAACAATCTCTTAGCGATCTCCCCTGCTGGTTTCAGTCCTTTTGCACCCACTAATGATTTTGAAAGGTTAATTGCAACACCCAGGCTTTCCATTAAAGCCCGGTACTTGAGAGCTACCTTGGTTGAGAAGATCGCAATATCATCCCCTATCATAACGTAATCTTCGAACAGACCTGTGTACCCTGCCTCCCGAGCCGCTACCTGGACTAGAACGTGATGAGTGAGGTCGAATGATGCGAACGACGATAGCGCACCCATTGGCTGTCCGACTGCATAACGCCGAGCTTTACCATCAGGAGCCCAATAGTCACGATTTGTGAGGAGGAACCGCCAATGTTTTGCGAAGTCGGCATTACCAGTCAAGATCCCAAGAGTGTATTCTTGGATCTCTACAGGTAAACGGTCAGTAGCATTCGAAAGGTCATAACAGTGTAATTCGGAATTGTCAACGGATGTCCAGTATTTCACTTTATCGGCTGCCTTGTTTTGGTCGTAAACAGCATCAGGACCCATTCTAGCAAGGAATTCTCCCATGGTCTGGTGTAATGGCCGTAATAGAGTCTGCGTCCAGTAATCTAAAAGAGCCACTATTCTCACCTTTCCACCCCACTCCTCGATAGCATGTAGTCGTCCAGTAACCGGCAATCCTCTAAGTGGCACACCCTCTGTAGTCGTGGTTCGGCCCATTACGGTAAGGGTTCCAAATAAATTCCCCATTCCGAGGAAATCGGCCACGTTGTAGAAGGCCTCTGTCAACCCCTCATCTGCTATCAGGGCCCGTGCATCGGCCGTCGAAGTCATGATGGCCTTACCATTCGGGCCCCCTTTCATACTAACTACATATCTCCACTTCTTCCCTCTTTGTAACAACCGCTCCTTGAACTCATCAGGTGTAAAGAAGAAACCGGATAGGACGATTTTCATCTGTGCCTTTACTTCTTCCATTTTCGCCTTACCGGTATATGGCGAAACTATAGACGTGTAGTCTGGGTCTTTTGCCATTACTAACACTCTATAAGATGATAAC